GCCCTGAGCGCCAATTGTACCTTGAGCGCCAGTTGTGCCTTGTGCACCAGTTGTGCCTTGAGCGCCAGTTGTGCCTTGTAATCCTTCAACACCTTGTACACCCTGAGCACCAGTTGTGCCTTGAGTACCAGTTGTACCTTGAGCGCCAGTTGTACCTTGAGCGCCAGTTGTACCTTGAGCGCCAGTTGTGCCTTGTGCACCAGATCCTGCTACCGGTTGACCATTTGCGTAAGTAAATCCAGCTGCTTGTACATTTCCTGTACTAGAAATTAATCCTGTTGTTAACAATCCAGTTGTTGCAAATGTTGCTATATTATTTGACGCCACACTGACCGTGACATTACCATTATTGAACACTCGCACATTGCTGGTGCCGTTTGATATGGCCGCGGAATCAATACCTGTAAGCTGTGAACCATTACCAAAGAAGTAACCAGCCTGTATGTTGCCCGCGCCTGTGATTGCACCAGGGAATGTTAGATTACCATCTGCGGCAAATACCCAAGTGTTACTATTAGCAGAAATATTTATATCACCAGTTCCATTACCAATTATGCTTAATGCACTATTGGCATGACTAATGGTCATGTTATCGCCAGTGAACACAAAATTGCCAATGGCAGCATTGCCTCCAGCTGTGAATGGTGCTCCATTAGCATATAAGTAATTGTTGGTGCGTATACCTGGGGTTATAACATTGCCACTGGCGTAGGTAAAAAAAGCATCGCTGGCAAAACTATTGAAACCTGAATTATATTGTATCTCTCCTGTATTACCTGACGGATAGTTGGTAGTGGAGGTAACTTGATTGGTAGTGCTGAAACTTTGTTCTTCAAGGTTGATAGTAACATTGGCACCCTCAAACACACCTGGTTGACCGCTTGTAATCAAACTATTTAATGCTGCTTGCCCAGACACAAACACCGCTGTATTAGCACCTGTAGTAGGTGTAGTAGGTGCATCGGCGGTTGTTTCATAAGGCGAAACGCCAGCGCCAGGTATTTTTATAGTAGCCATAGTTCAAATTTCCTTCAATGTATTTAGCAAAGTTGGTGAAGAAATACTATAGCTCGCCCAAAGTATCTAAACGATAAATGAATGTTTTGATATCTATATGTTCAAAATTTTTAATATTTTTAAATTCTTTTATATCAGCTGTGGTAGTTCCGCATACACGAATAAATTTAGTGTTGGAAAAATCCGTAACCAATGTAACAACTTGACGTATCCAATTGCCTGTGTACGTTGGTGCAGCATCTGCACTTTTATAGAATGCTGTACCAGCATACACATTATTAAATCTCATTGACACACTGGGCCCTATGTCAAAACCCAACATATAGATACGATCATGTCCATCCATTGCAGCAATTGCACATGCAATAGGGCCAGAACTATTGCCATGATATTTTCTAGGAACAACCTGCGCTCCTAAATCTGGCAGTGGTTTTCTTGTGTAAAATCTATGATTCTTGCTGTACCCAGATCTTTGTATTTCTTCTGCAATTGGACGATCAGTTGCCACAAGACAGTCGGGCTTGTAATCCCTGTATAAGCCATTACAGCCATAGACGGATCCCAATGGTTTAAATCTTGTTAAATCCAATGTAGATCGACTCTGCCCATTTCCCAACACAAATGCCACGGTCATAAAAAAATCCCCCCAGTATGTAGCTGAGAGGATTATGAGTTCCTAAATATTAGGAAGTAACGTTGTCGATAACTGCCAATGGAATGTAACCATCTGGTGCACCTGCAACAGATTCTGTAGCAGTATCCACTTCTAGACCAGATTGTGAAACACCACCTTCGTCTGTGAAGAAGTTGGCCACATAGTAATTTTCACTGGTATAACTGACTTCGCCCAAGTTAGTATCGCTGTAGTCGTTAGTAGTTCCAGTCCAATCACGTACCCACTTGTTGCTGAGGTTACTAGCATAAGCAACTGAACTGTCGCCAGATTCGTAACCAATGCTCATGAAACCAGCTGCCGGCGATCCGGTGTTGGACAATATGCACACGCCTACTGGATATGCAGTACCATTTCCACTGCCGTCAACCTCAGTGGCGGTGAAAATATCACCAACTGCCACGTTGCCAGTTCCTGCACCAACTGTTTGCCAATTAGTAGTACCTAATGCAGCAATTTGATATGCTTGACCCACAGTAAAGCTCCCATCGGCTACTGTACTTGCGGTATAAGCTACCAAATATTTGTGATTGCCTTTCTGGCGAATAATACGGCCTGCGCCTGCACCGGTGGTATTGCCATCAGGATATAGAATATTTACAGTGGCCAGCACTTCTGGATAGGTAGCAGTAGGTTGACTTGTGGCAGGTGATCCGCCAACAACTCCCAAGAACTGTGCTGCATTTAGTGTCTGTGTAGGTGCATTGTAAACTGGAACATCCAGAGCGCTGAAAGGTGGATAAGCAAGATCCACTGGGGTGTTGGCGCCAGGGCTACCAACACCAGTATTTAAACTGAATTTTTGAATTTTTAGAGGACGTCCCATGATTTTTTTCTCCTTAAAGAAGTCCGATGAAGGTTCTAGCTTCTACGCGGCAGGGAAACCGCATAAGACGCAGAATTGCGTACAGCACTTATTTATGGATAATGAGATATTTTGAGTCCAGTGAGAAAACTTCTTAAATATCCACATGAACATTAATCAACTGCTTGAACAAGGCAATCAACATCGGTCTGACAATCAACCTGAACAGGCATTAAAATGCTATGCTGCCATACTGGGTGAAGATTTCAATCACAGTGCTGCATTTAACAATTATGGAAATGTACTGCGAGAAATGGGATACCCTGCTCGTGCTATACCGTTTTTACATGCTGCTCGCGACATCAATCCGTCTGATGTCACTGCTGAATTCAATCTAGCTGTGGCACACTTGCTCAAGGGTGATTACGAACTTGGTTGGGCGTATTACGAATCACGTTGGCGCTATGAACACATGGCTGGTGTTAAACCACAGTTGCCAAAACCTGAATGGGCCGGCGAAGATCTCAAAGATAAAACTATATTGATTGTAGGCGAGCAAGGTCTAGGTGATCAAATTCAGTTTTTGAGATTCTCTGCCAATTTACAATCAGCCGGTACCAAAATAAAATTGGTTTTGAGTCCTGGCGTCAAGGCATTGTTTCCTGGCCCAGCTGGGAATATCATTGGCATTTACGAACCTGGTGAAGATCTTGGTGATTACGATTACTGGATTCCCATGATGAGTATCCCCAGAGTCATTAAATTACGATTAGAAACCATTGCACATCAATTGCAATATGTAGCTGCTACTCCTGCCAAAGCACAAGAGTGGGCAGATAGATTGGGTACTAAAAAACGCATGAGAATTGGTGTGTGTTGGAGTGGTCGTAAAGATTCATGGATACACAATCACAAAGCCATGCCTGTAGAAAAGATGGCTGAGTTAATTCGACGTAATCCTGAACATCAATGGATCAATTTAAATGTTGACTCTACAGAAGAAGAATCACAGATCATAATTGATGCTGGTGGTGAATGTTATCCTGGAACTATCCAAGACTTCTCAGACACAGCTGGACTTATGCATCATTTGGATCTAGTGATTTCTGTAGATACTGCCAATGCACATTTGGCCGGTGCAATGGGTCGTACTGTATGGATTCCGTTGAATGCTTATGGTAACTGCTGGCGTTGGTTGTTAAAACGTGAAGATTCACCTTGGTATCCCAGTGCTAGACTGTTCCGTCAACCTGTTATGGGTGATTGGGACTCAGTAATCAACCGGATGCACAAATTCTTAGGTTTTTTTAAGATCTAAATTATCAGTAACTAAACCTTGCTTGATTATCGTTGAAGTTTTATATGACTCCAGAATCACCATAGGTGATTCCAGTGCCAATTTTTAATACCATTTGTTATCCTATATACCAGTTGGTACCATCACTCCAGACTGGCACTACATTTGAACCACACCCACCTATCTGTGATCCAAAGTTACCTGTGGCTGCCAAGTTGCTATCATTGACAAATGCTCTAGCACCTGCCACAGCAGTCAAGTTGGCTAATGGAACCGGTGGTGTTATAAACGGACCAGCATAAGAATCAACTATTGCATCCAATTCTGCACTTAGTTCTTTGATAGCATTTACCAAAACTGGTACGAGATAATCGCTGGTCAGCTGTAGTTTATCCGGGTCTTCCGCACTGGTTATGACTGGTTTGTCACCTTCAGCAGCCAGCATTTCCTGTGCTTTAAATCCATAACGATATTTGCCAACTGCGTCAGTTAAACAACCAGTGCTTCGATCTTTGAATGCAAACTTAACCGGATTAATTTGTTGCAAGAATCCACGACCATGTGGAACTTGACCAAATATGCACTTGTCACGCTCATCCGATACCACTGTCCAAGCAACTTGAATCTGAGCACAGGCATGTGCGTTGTTGCCCATGAGGATTCTATTACTTTGTGTGGTAATACACGCTAGACCATTGTTTGTGCCAGAATCGCAACCAAAAAACAAATTGTTACAGCCGGTAGTATTGTATCGACCAGCTTGCCAACCCATGGCATTAACGTGGTTTCCGATGGTGTTGCTATTACCAGCATTGTAGCCAATGAAGTTGTTGCAGTTGCCAGTGGTGTTGTACTTGCCAGCTGCTGTCCCATGAAATACATTGAAACAGCCAGTGGTGTTGCAAATACCGGCAGAGTCTCCGATAAAGTTGTTTTGACCTCCACCAATATTGCGAAGGCCAGTTTGACAGCCAATGAAGATATTTTCACTGCCAGTGTTGTCACGACCAGCTTGGAATCCAATGAAGATATTGTTACTTGCAAATGTGTTGGCGCGACCGGCACAGTGTCCAGCAAAGAAATTGTCACATCCGCTAGTATTGTATCGACCAGCACAAAAGCCAAAGAATGTGTTGCCACAGCCAAAAGAACAGTTGGAAACGCCAGCAAGGCTGCCAACGAAGAAGTTGTTGCTGCCAAAGGTGTTGCTGCCACCAGCTTGATTACCAATAAAGGTATTATTGCAACCAGTGGTGTTGGCCTTACCAGCACAGAAACCAAAGAAGTTGTTGTTGCTGCCAGTGGTGTTGCAGAGACCAGTATTACTACCAAAA